ACAGTATTCATACTGTTAGTCGTAAAAAACAACCTCACGAACTAAGGAGAGTGAAACAATGAGAAGACCAAAAAAAATGAACTACAAAAAATCTAAAAAGATGTTCTCACGCACAGCCTCGAGAACACACAGAAAAAACTCACTACGATCTAGCCGACCAATGAGAGGCGGAATTAGACTATAACAATGGAGAAACAACTATGCCTTGCTTTCATCCTAATACAGCGTGGTACTTACCACAAACTAGAACTGTTTCTTTTGAAGACAGATTCGGTAAAGAAATATCTGGAGTAAGAAACTCTATACAACTTGCCTGTGGACAATGCACAGGCTGTCGTTCAGAATACTCAAGACAATGGGCTATGCGTATTGTATTAGAACAATCGCTATGGCTCAATAATATATTCATAACATTAACCTACGATAACGACAACTTACCAGAACACAACACACTCATTAAAAAAGACTTTCAAGATTTCATGAAACGTCTAAGATGGAATAAACAATCAACTAAGGAAAATCCAGTAAGATTCTTTCACTGTGGAGAATACGGCGATAAATTCGGCCGTCCACACTACCACGCAATACTATTCAATACAAACTTCTCAGACAGAAAACAATTACAAGGCCACAAAGGCCTAACAACTTCAGAAACATTAAGCAAACTATGGGGAAAAGGACACTCCTCAATAGGTGACGTAACATTCCAATCCGCGGCATATGTCGCGGGTTACGTTCAAAAAAAAATTAATGGAAAACAAAAAGACGCACACTATGCAATCATCGACCCCGATACTGGTGAATACCACGGACAACGTCAACAAGAATACTCAACCATGAGCCGGAATCCCGGCATAGCGGGAAACTGGCTCGCCCAATATAAAGATGATGTATACCCATCAGACAACATCCACATTAACGGCAAAGAAATGCAGCCACCCAAATCCTTTGATAGACTCTATGAAATAGACCATAAAGACGAAATGCTAAATATCAAGGATAAACGTATGGAAGAAGCAGTAAAATATGCTCACCTCCGTACACCTGAAGCTCTGCGTCAAGCAGAGAAAACCCACAAAGCTCGAATGAGCTTATACAAAAGAGGAAAACTATGATATTAAATAAATATACAATCTTCGACTCAGCTCTAGAAGCATACCATCAAGACTACTCTCTAGAAAACGACGCATTAGCGTTAAGACAATTCGCAGACATGGCGAATGAAGATACACAAATTGCTAAAAATCCAGAAGATTATTCGCTATGGCGAATCGGCACATTTGAAACAACAACCGGACAATTAACACCGGAAGAACCCACATGTATTGCAAAAGCACACGAACATGTGATACAATTCAAAAAATCAAAGAAAACTTAACATAACTATAAACTATGCGAAGCTAATTAACAGGAGATCAAACCCATGACCAAATCCCACAATAGAAGCAGAATCGGTTCCTCACAACAACATCAATTCGCGGAAGTACCACATGCCGATATACAACGATCTACTTTCGATAGGAGTCATGGGTTAAAAACCACATTCAACGCCGGCGAACTTGTACCGATCTATGTCGATGAAGCTCTACCTGGAGATACATTCTCCTGCAACCTAACAGCATTTAGCAGATTAGCAACACCAATACATCCAACCATGGACAACGCATTCATGGATTCCCATTTCTTCGCAGTCCCAGTACGACTCGTATGGGACGCTTTCGAAGAATTTATGGGAGAAACAAAAACATATCAAGCAGCTGGTGCTTCAAGATTAGATGGCACACCCGACTTTACAGTCGCAGCGCCAATACCACCAACAATAACAGCCGGAGGCTCAGGCGAAGCCGAACAATCATTATCCGATTACTTCGGAATACCAACTAAAATAGCAGGATTAGAATTCAGTGCTCTATGGCACCGAGCATATACGCTCGTCTGGAACGATTGGTTCCGAGATGAAAACTTACAAGCACCAAAAACAATATTAACAACCTCTGGAGCAGACGCAACGACGTATGCATTACTTAACAGAGGAAAAAAACACGATTACTTTACATCAGCTCTGCCCTGGCCACAAAAAGGTGCAGACGTAACAATTCCTATAGGAACTAGCGCACCTATTAACTATCCTGCAGCAAACAATACTGATATATCAGTTTATTCAGACGCTCAAGGACAATATGCTAAATTAAATGCTGCCAATTCATGGCTACAACAAGCAACAGATACAGGTCTTGAATCTCAATCTTTATATGCTGATTTATCACAAGCAACAGCAGCTACAATTAATCAACTTCGATTAGCATTCGCAACACAAAAATTCCTTGAAATTTCAGCTCGTGGGGGTTCAAGATATATCGAAGTGATAAAAAATCACTTTAACGTAACTAGCCCAGACGCTAGACTTCAACGAAGTGAATTTCTGGGGGGAGGCAGCTCACCGGTAAATATTTCACCGGTCGCACAAACATCGTCAACAGATACAACAACACCGCAAGGTAACTTATCGGCCATAGGTACAACTGTACTAAGTGGCCACTCTTTTACTAAGAGTTTCACTGAACATACAATAGTCATAGGTATGGTATCTGTAAGAACAGATCTAACATACCAACAAGGCCTGAACCGCATGTTCAGCCGAGAAACAATATACGACTACTATTGGCCAACGTTATCAACGATTGGCGAACAAGCAGTCAAAAACAAAGAGATTTACGCACAAGGATCAGCAGCCGACGAAACAACCTTCGGCTATCAAGAGCGTTACGCGGAATACAGATACAAGCCAAGTTCAATAACTGGCAAATTCCGCTCTAACGCAACAGGCACACTAGAATCATGGCACTACGCACAGGAATATTCAGCCCTGCCATTACTTGGTGATTCATGGATACAGGTAACAGACACAAACGTACAACGTACTCTAGCGGTAGCAAGCGAACCTCAATTCATATTTGATTCGCTATTCAAACTTAAGTGTACACGTCCAATGCCAGTAAATAGCATTCCGGGTGGAACCCATTTCTAATGAGCTGGCTTAAAGATACCTTCAGCTCTATAGCTGCACCGATAGTATCTGGACTATTCGGTTATCAAGGTCAAAAAGATACAAACGTCGCCAGTGCAGCACAAGCAGCGCGCCAAATGGCGCACCAGACTGCTTCAACACAAAAACAAATGGACTTTCAAAGGGAAATGTCCAATACCGCCGTTCAACGCCGAATGGCAGATTTACAAAAGGCGGGAATAAATCCTATACTGGCCGGAAGTAAAGAAGCAAGCTCACCGGCCGGTGCTTCATCAGCCGGCGCAATGGCGCCAGTAGGAAATAAAGCACAAGCAGCAATATCAGCTGCAACATCTGCACAAAATTTGGCAAATTTACGCAGACAAGAGGAGATTCTAAAAGAAACCAAATTTAAAGAGCGTCAAGCGGGAACTAAAATATTAAATGAAAATCTTTTACTTCATAATCTTATGCCACATAGCGCTGCTCAGCGCGCTTTTTGGTCTAATAAAAACAATCATAAAAAAGTCAGTATAGATCATTGGGCTAATACTGCTAGAACAATTGCAGCTGCAATTTCACCATTTACACCATAAGGAAATTATGACTTCTAAAAGAAAAGCTACAGGCATAAGAAAAAACACATTTCGTTCAGCCTATAATTTAGGCAACGAAGACTATAGCCAATCATTTAATGATGGCTTAACAGAACAACATCACACTGACACGTGTGATATTAACAAAATACTAGCACAATTCATGGAAACAGGAATTATGCCACAATCAAAACAAGCAAACCCACAATACGGCGACGTATCAGACGTCGACTTCACATCAATGCAAAATCAACTAGCCACAGCAAAAACGTTATTTGAAGAACTACCGCAACTTGTGAAGGATCGCTTCAATAACGAAATGCACACATTCCTAAATTTTGCAGAGAATCCAGATAACCTACCTGAACTGGTAGATATGGGTTTAGCTGTTAAAAACGAGCGTATAGCTCAGGCTCTACAAGCACAAGCTGGAGAGGAAACTACGTCCCTCTCAGCAGGCAAGTCCGATGAATCGGACGCGGCAGAAACAGTTGCTACTTGATACAACTGTAACGACTGACACCTTTTAAGGGGTTAGTCGTAAAAAACAACCTCACGAACTACGGAGAGAGAAACAATGAGAAGACCTAGAAAAATGAACTACAGAAAATCAAAGAAACTATTTTCACGCACAGCAGCGAAAACAAATAGAAAAAATTCAATGAGAGGAAGCCGACCTATGAGAGGCGGAATCAGACTATAACAAAAGGAGACAACTATGCCATGTTTTCATCCAAGAACCGTCTGGAAATCACTAGACGGTGGAATACAATTTCACAATCCA